GTCAATAACTTCTGGAGTATTGTTTGTTTCGTCACAAACAACTCTGTAGTCAAAGATACCACGGCGTCCCTGTACATCACGTAGATATGGTTCTACGAGAGCCACGAACTGAGCGCGGGTGAATGCATCATTAAACTCGAATAGTGAGTACTTAGATGCTCTTGCAATCGCCTTTTCTAGAACAATGAATAGACGGCGAACGTTAATGCGATCAAAGGCCGATGGCTTTGAAAGCATTGTCTTGTCACCGAATAGAATTGTTCCTTCGCCTGGGAATGATACAACTGGGTTAATACCATTCTTGTATAGTTCGTCGCGCTTAGTCTTGTTTGGATTCCAAGCAAGTCTTGTTAGGTTCTTGATTGCGCCACGGTTGAAACCTGCTGGTGAGAACCATGGATCACGTTCAAAGTCTGTACGTACACATAGACCGGCAATATCACCATTTAGAGGCACCCAACGATAAACGTCATTGTACTTGTCGTACTGGTACTTCCAGTTACAATCCATCACAGCGTATGATGTTGATCTGTTGATTGTGTTATTCTTATAGCTGATGCAATCTGCTTCTTCGTTACCACCGCTGTAAACAACGTCTGTTCTACGTGGTGAAATAAAGGCCACACAGTCTTTACGATACTCTGCAATGTTATCAATAATGTGAGATACGATTGTAGAACTGTGATCTGAAGTCATGATAAGTGAGATATCAACTTCATCGGCATTTTTAAACTTATTATATCCATTGATTGTGTCAGAAGCTACTGATATGTCTTGTGTACCGCCAGTAAGAGTTGCTGTATATGCAGAGTTTGCTGAACCGTATGTCTTACCTGAAGATGTAGCTGTACCAAAGTTTGTGTTGCTTACGCCATCTGGATGAGCCATCCACCAAATATAATTGGAACGGCTATTGATTACATCCCTATAGTAGTTTGATGTGCCATCTTCAAGCTTCGCATCAGAAGCCTTAGATGCAAATGCAAATCTTTCTATAACAGTATTTGCTGTGCCGCTGATCTTACCATCAGCGTCGATAACAGCAACGTGTAGTTCATCGTTTAAAGAATTTCTGCTAGAAGCATATGTTGAAGTTCCTGGTGCAGAGTCAAAGAAACCGTTAAAAGTCCAAGCACCAAAAGCTGTTGTATTACCTGAACCTGTGAAGGTTGATACTCGGATTGAGTTTCCTAGTGTGCCTGGATACTTAGCTGCCCATTGGCCATAAGTGTTTACACCGGTGCTATCATTTTCAAGGTAGTCTTGCTCGTTTTCAATAAATCTTCCTGTGCCGCTATAAGTAGCATTAAATGAAGTATTTGCTATTGTACGAACAACTTTAAGATTTCTCGCATAAGCTAAGAAGTTTGCTGCGGTAAAAAAGTCAGTAAAATTGTTGCTGTCAGGTTCGCCAAATGTGTTAACTAATTCAACTTCACTTGAGATCGTGCGAATCTCGTCGACTGGACCCCAATTGAAGTCGCCAGCAAAAGCTCCTTCAGTAGTACCTACTGCCGGAACAATAGTTGTTAGGTCAATCTCAGAGACATTTACGCCTGGAGATAATTGAAATGCCATATCTTTTCTCCTTATTGTAGTAGAATGGTGACTAAATTATATTCTGTCATTTATTTAGCATTTTATAATTTTCCACGCCAATTTAGATCGTCAAATGGATATCTCTTAGACCTATCTTCAAACCATACATCTCCATTTTCATCAACTTCATAATCTTTACTAACTTCTCCCTGATACCCGGATATCACTCCAAATGGAACAATATCTTGATCCATAACATCAAGAATTTCTTTCTGAAGAGCCTGTCTAATATCGTTATTAATATTCTCTTTAAAGTACTTTTGACCGGTCAACCAGCCAAAGTTTACTAGTGTCATGACACAATCATCATGATTGCCTTCTTCAGCTTTAAATGTTCTCTTATCTGCTGAGAATGTTATTAGCTCGTTTATAGTTTGCTCATCATTAACTATCAACTTATCACTTTCAATCAGTGTCTTGAGGTTTGTACAGCCAATCATCTTGGTCTGCTGCGATTGTCGAATACCAAAAGCAACCTTTTTCTTGAAACCGGGTGTCTGTTGCTGGCCCTGCTTACCCTTCACTTCGATCTTGATAAGATTTTCGTAGGCCAGTTCATGATGAATAATATCAGAAACTTGTAGACCGATAGAATTGATTTCTATCAAAATGAATGCATCATTGTATAAATGGGCTGTTTGTACAATGATTGTTGGAAACAAGAACGGTGAAATCTTGTTGTCTCGGTAGACCGCAACAAGTCTATATGGTATCTCTGTCACATCTATAACAGAAAACACTGAGTAATCTAGACCTTGACCCTCTGCAACATCCACAGTCATGCAGTAGGTACGGCCAGGTTGAGGCTTCTTGTATGTTCTAAGATTGCCTTCAATATCGATTGGATCATGCCAAACAAGTGAGCGTAGCTTTATAGGATGTATTAAAGTGTTTGTAGAACCGATGAACTCACACTCAAACTCCTGACGAAACTGGTCAGCAGATGTATTACGAATAGTCTGTTCTTTCCATTCTTCTGTTCTGCCTGGCACCATGCTCCAGTGGATTTCAATTGGCTTATATTCACTCTTATACTTGATAGCATCTTCCCACATACGATAGAATAGATTTAGACCATTTGGTGTAGAAACGATAATAACCTTTGTTGTCTGACCAGAAGAAATCGTAGGATACGTAGACATGAAGAATGCTTCGGCGATGTTGTTTGGAACGAATGCAAACTCGTCAAGGAAAATTATGTTAAATGATCTACCACGAACAGATGAGCCAGATGTAGAGTCAGCAACCGCTCTTGAACCATTGGCTAGTTCAATAGAACCTTTGTTCCATTCTTTAACACCTTGCTGTAGAAAGCGAGGCAAGTATTCGAAGGCCAACTGTAGACGGCCCATAATTTCGCGGGCAGTAGCAGATTTATTAGCAAGAATGGCTACATTAACGTTTTCATTAAAGAGAAGATAGTGTAGCAGATATGCGACAGATGTGGTTGTTTTTCCTACCTGACGAGGCAGCTTACAAATAGAGAATCGATTTTCATGGAAAGATGTGAGCATTTCTTTCTGGAAATCCCACATGTTAAATGGTATAAGACCATGATCAACGTTAATGATCCTCATGTAAGTTACAGCAAAGTAAACAGGATCATTCGTACACTTTATGAACTCATCAATCTCTTGCTGAGTAAATGAGTGAGTGTAGTCTTCTTTTGGTAAGTTAGGATTGTTGTTGTAACCTTTACTCATTTTTTAACACTTCGACTTTTGATCCATGAAAAGCAACATATTCTGGTTTATTGTATTGTGTGCCTCTGTGATAAACACCATCATGCTTTTCTCTATCTACTCCACTATAAGCTTTACGCTTCGCATCACCAAAACTTAGTCCAGTTTTTATGTGCTTTTTGATTTCGTTTGTAACATCTTTAGGATTGTTCATGTTCAAGCGAACTCTCATCACTGTAGCTTTGCCATCAGGCCCAGCTAACTTTCTAGCTCTTGAAGCATACGAAGAAGCGTCTGCTAAGTCTGTTGTAAAAAAATGACCTTCAATTTCTTTTGCGTTTGTGGTATATTCATGACGCTGCGGCGGTTTTTCGCCAAAAGAATTAAACTGTCTGCCAGTTCCGTGTAGTGCTTCCATACCTTTTACATATTCATTCTTTTTTGGTTCTCTAGATTCTTTTAAAAACTGCTTAAATGTTTTCATTTTGTCTCATTTATAATATGGGTTCTTTGGATCTGTATCACCAGTCTCATCTGGCCACCAATCTAATTCATATCTTTCACCGCGCTTAAACATAGCTTTCATTGACTTGATGCGCTTTTCATATTCTTCTTTGCTTGGCTTAATATTGCCTTCAACAACATCTAGCACATACTGTATTGTAACAGCATTTGCGCTCAGACTTGCACATCTTGCACCAACTTCACCTTTCAAATGGTCTAGTAGAATGCTTTCGCTGCTATCTGCTAATGCATTTGATAACATATGCGGAACTTTTAGATCAACATAAGAGTAAACATAATCGTAATGTGGTGCAGGTGAAGAATGAAGTATGTATTCGTCTAAAACTTCTATTCTTTTAAATCCATCAACATTATACCAAACTGCTCTATTTGGTGTCAGTTCATCTGGTCTACCAAAAAACTTTTGAAGATGTTCTGCGTACTTTGCAGGTTCTTTATTTTCCCATTGAGAGAGTGAAGCACTGACTGATTCCATTAAAAACTGCTTAAGTGTTTTCATTTTTCTTCTCTTCTTTAATTCTTTGAAGTAATTCGGCTGTACTGCCCACAAACACGGCCTTTTCTACCGTTACGTTCGACTGATCTTTTTTATCTTCACCCTTTAAATCTTTTGTCTTTTTCTGAAGGTCATATAGGTCTTTTGTGGTATCAGCTATAGTTCTCATCATTGTAGCAAGAACCTCATACGCGCGAGGGCTTTCCGATTCTTTAGCCAAGTCAGTCAAATTTTCCATAGCAACATTACCTTTGTCTATCAGCGACCGAAAGGTTCTGCGAGATAGGTTATAGTCAGCTTTAATATCATCATCTTCATGTAGAGAATTTATAATAGGTTCAGGTTCTTTTTTAGGTGGTATAATTTCTAAAGCATTCTCAATACCCAAAGCATCACTTAATTTGTCTTTCATTCAGTATCAGGCCATTCTGTAATAGTTGTTGTATAACCATAATCGTCACCCGGTTGTGCAGTTGATGGATTTGGTGTAATCGTCACGTTAGCAAGTAGAAGCGGTGAAGCAACGAAACTTACTGCATTATAGGAAGCATTTGTAGATACTGCTTTGATTGTATTATTGAGCTTGAACTGACCTTGGGCGCCGCCAATAACAATTTTGTTGTTTGTGTCATCCCACTTTACAACTATACCATAAGCTGTTGCAGTATCATAAGTTGGTCCTTGATAGACAATATCATCCAATTTGAATGTGCCGTTATTACCATTATTTGTGTTTATTCTAATAACATAACCGGCCTGTAGAGATGGATCATTGTAGATATTAGTAATAACCTTACGAATGATCTTAGGTGTGCTAATTGGTCCAAAGTAATATGCTTTTACAGTAAAGTTTAATGTCCATGACACATATCTAACAGCGTCAAAGTTACCCTCATGTTCGATCTGATTGACAACGCCATTGAGAATAATTGGTGTATCTTTTAGAAACCCTAATTCAGGAATTGAATCGATTGTTACTGTATAGTCTGGGCCAAAGTATGGCAATATCTGCTCTACAATATGTGTACCATCATCTATATTTCTGGCATAAATTTGAAGATCAAATGTCAGGTCATATGGTACGCCCATGTATTGTGAAGATGTTCTTGTGGCGGTATTACCTTTAGCCGTTCTAAGTAGTGAATTTTGTTTGCGAGAAGCATCATAGCTGAAACCTACCAATTCAAAAGACATACGTGGTAGAATGACTTGAATTGGTCTATTCAAATCAGGATCTGCTCTAAGTCTTGCAAAATACTTTTCTTTTGGTGCATAAACAATAGGCACCTTAAAACGTTCAATCTCTTCATTAGTATCTCTATTTTTACGAATAATAGAAATATTGTTGAAAAGATTGCCAAATAATATAACATACTTGCGTGTTAGTTGATAATAAAAATAGTTATTATTTAGCATTTGTTTGTTCTAGTTTTCTATTCATAAAATATTTCTTTCGAGATTCGGACATTTTTTTACGAGTTTCTTCTGTGTGTTTTTTACCTTTATGTTTTTCTGACATAACTTGTCTAACTTCTTCTGTATGTTGTTTTCCATAAAAGTGATTTTTGTTACCTTTGTGAGATTCCGACATTTTCTTTTTTGATTCTTCCGTATACACTTGTTTTGCTCTCGCTGTTCGAATTTTTTCTTTTGCTTCGTCGCTCATAATCTTACCTCTATGAACAGCACCTATTTTTTCTTTAACTTTAGGAACAGACAGGGTTTTCTTTATCTTTTCACAAACACTAAGATTAGAGATAATATCTGTTGACCAATGACCCCATTTATGTTGTCTTAGGTTATAGTATCGTTTACCTAGTTCACTCTTTGGCATCAACTGTAACCATTTATGTTCTTCATCCAATAGATTATCACGACTAATATTCTTTTGAATAATCCTTCTTTTAAAATCTTGTGGTCTTCTGCGGTATGCTTCTCGCATTCTATTAGAAGAACAGATGTATCCGTCATTTTCGGCACCCCAATGAGAACCTAGGTAGAACATCTTTCGCTTCTTATCATACCAAAAGTAAATAAAACCATACTTCTCCATAACTATACTCCTGTTGTTTGACAGAAGTATTTAGTAAAACCGTGTGCGCTACGGCATTCCAAACGGATTGATTTCAGTCAAGTCAATAAAGTTATTTGCTTCAGTTTGAATAACTCTATTGTCTGAATCATCCCAGTCGATTAGATCGGCTAGATCATCATAGTTTGTGAGTACATATCTGGTATTAGAAGAACTACCAATGACATTTGATCCATTGGTAAATACACCCTTGATGTTAATAACTTGCAACTTATTATTAGCATTATCCCAATATTTCACTTCGGCTGAAACTGTAGACGAGCTTAGATTGGAACCTTGATATAGAATTTCGTTTATCTGATAGTTACCTGAACCTGCACTGACATTCAATTCAATAGTGTATGCTGCGCCATGTTCAAGATCATCAATCTCTT